CCGCCGCCTGTTACGCCAGTTGATGAAACTGTTACAGAGCCTCCTGCAAGTACTTGCGATTGAAACTGGAGTAATTGTTCTGGAACAACTGTTGTTGAAAATAAATCTAATCCAACATCTATAACCGTATCAAATCTTACTCGCTTAATTGAATATGCTTTTTGAAGAGTTGATAATCTAAATTCTTGTTCTGCTAGCAATGTTCCTTTAACTGTTAACGACGTTGTTGCTCGTACTAAACGGTCTTCTCCTACAGTATTCAATGTTTCAAAATTAAATGTTCTCATATGAGTCTGATATTTGTTTTGTTCATTGCCCCAAGCAAACCCACCATACGGCATAAACTGTTCTACCAATTCATTCATCTGCGTAGTGAAATCTGTCCACAACATTAAATCGTATTCTATATCAACATATTCTGGAATATTAATTGCATATATTTCTTTTGACTCTTGTGGATTATTTATTGGTATAGGAAACAATTCATCTTCATATCGATTTCTTTTGTTGTACTTTGCTCTATAATACATCTGATTGCCGATACCATCAATTGAAACTGGTCTATTAGTATCAAGTTTTTTAAGTTGATCCCGTTCAGTCATTGTATTTCTTTTCAACACAACCAACGGAGATTGAAGCATACCCTTTTCATCTCGCAAATATCCTAAACGTCGTACACTATCCCATTTCTCTCCATTTGCAAAAATTACCGGTACATTGATCAATTCATTGTTGTGAGTAACTTGTGGTTGTATTTCATTTTCAACAAACCATTTCATTGCAAAGTCTATATCATACAATGTACGACGCGGTGTTCGAATTACATCATCATCTCTTCTGATCTGTGTAGCTCGGTTCAATATCAAATCTTCTCTAGGTGTTTCAGTTCTAGATGGATTTGGTTTATTAGTCTTTCGATCAATATTTTCTCTGTTATATCTTGGCATCAATGTCCTTTATATGTTTGATCGTTAGTTGTTCCACCATAACGAATATTGCGAATATTTTGTGGTGTTTGTCTTGTTGCATGAGCATCACAAACAATTGATACGCTAAATCCGTGGCTGTCGCCATTCTGCCAAGTTTCTGGATTCTTACCAGCTAAATACTGATTTGCATCAACATTGTCTAATTCATAATATTCATTGTCCCAAAATGCAATATCTCCAACTTCTGGATAAAATCCTGATTTTTCTGCCGTATCTCTTGATATTGCAAATTGCAATGTTCTTGTATAATTATGCCCATAATCATCATGACTTGCATTTTTACCTTCTTTAGTAATAAGTGCAGGAATAAGTATGGACTGATAGAATGACTTTTTATCTGATTCGCCGTACAAATTAGAATCAGATTCTTCTACGATAAGTTTGTAGAATTCAATTTCAGTATCAACAACCTGATTCATTATCTCTGAATTAATTGATGCCATAAACTTTGCATCTCGTTGTGTACCGAATAATGCCATTCTGTTATCCTATGTATATCTTTGTTGGAACTTTTGATAAAACATTCATTGAAGCTTCATCTTCTGTTGCTTGTCTTTGCAACATGCTCTCTCGTGTCATTTTATCTAAAAATTCTCTTAATTGTGTAATCAAATCACTTTTTTCAGAAGCTGCTTCGGAAATCAATTCTGGTCCGTTAAGTGTTACTTCCGAATTTGGAATAGGTACTGTGCTATATTTGCCTCGTATACGACCTAACATTTCTTTTACGAGTGCCAACCCATACCTAAGAACCCACGCGCGCCCCATATCATTAATTGTATTGTATTGTTGATAATCATATGGTATATTAGATGCGTCCGATATCACACCGTTTAAAACCGCTGTATTACCAAACAATAAGGCGTCTTTTGCTTTTTCTTCTTCAAATAAGAATTCAAACCAGACTTTATCAAAATAAGGCGTTGATGCATTTCCTCGTTCTGTTCCAGGTACTGGGTATATGACAATGTCATCCCCATGAATTTCAAATGAAAAATGTGATTTTCTAATGCGGTCATTGAACTCAATTGATTGTATTCTGAGTAAATCAGAATGAATTGGCATCATCATGAAGTTAACTGACGGGGACATTCCTCCAAAATCAAATGAATCTAACAACTGTTGTGAACCTAATCCTGTTCCTACAAATGGATCAAAATATCTAATAATTGCTGGAGGGACTGTATGAAGAACTCGTTTAATTTCAATTGATGATGTATTTGTTAATTCAATACCTAATGATGCAGAAACTGCTTCTCTGATAGAATATTTTTGTACACTTGAAGTAACACTTAAATATGCTTTATGCCATTTTACATTACCGCCAGAGTCAGCTTCAGTTCCATACGCTTTAGAAAGTTTAGTAATATATGAAAGTGATGTTCCTACTGCTTTGCCAGTTAAACCTCCTTGAAGATACTGCGAGCCGGTTTGTATACCTAATGTATTAAGCAAGTTATTTGCAATATTAACTTGATTAACTTGATTAGAATATTCAATTATAGCACCTTCAAATGCTGTATAGAAGTTCACATCTTGCAGCTCTACGTCTAATACCGGATATCCTAAATGATTTGCTGCAAAACTTGCAAATTTATCTGAATGCTCTTGAAAAATAGCATCAGAATCAAAATATCCAAATGGTGTCTTTCCTGGGCTGAAAGATGAACTACCTGGCCAAATTATTACGTTTTCTGAATAGTCCATACTGATTCTTTATTAATAAATATCAGTACTGAAAATATCAATATTCGTTTAACAAAGAAAGTACATCATCAAGTGCTGGGTGTCTATGATTGTCTTTTAATATAATCTTTGTTACATATTCAGACCCTTGAAGTTTAGCAACTTCATGAATTGCAGAATCATTTTTATGCTTTAAATCAATCTGTTGCATATCACCACACAAAATCATTGTTGATTCTTTGCCTAACCGAGACAATACCATTTGAAGTTGCTGCTTGGTTAAGTTTTGAAATTCGTCAATTACAACAATTGCATCATCAAAAGTTCGACCACGGAAATGGGTTAATGATACTAATTCAATATTTTCTTCCGATTCCATTTTTGCTAATATGTCTGGTTTGTTATAAACCTTTCTCATATTGCTTCGTATTGGAACTAACCACGGCTCCATTTTTTCATCTAATGAACCAGGAAGAAATCCGTTATCTTCATTTGATACTGTTGGTCTTGTTATAACAATTTTGTTTATTTGTTTTTTAAAAAACATATCTAATGCAACTTGTACTGCTAACAATGTTTTTCCAGATCCAGCTTTACCCAACACAAAATTAAATGGATGATTTAATATTTCTGTTTTAGCTCGCTTCTGTTCTTCTGAAAGTGATAATGAAAATCTAACAGGATTCTTGGGCGGCGTTTTTGATTTGTTTGTTGTCATAACTTGTTCCTTAAAACAATTTTGTTAGCGATGTTTCTACTAATTGAACATCATGAAGTGTTTCAATCTTACCTAAAGATAATTGTCGAACTGCTTGATATGATTTTCTAGGTGGGTATGGTGTTAAGATTTTAACTGTAATCAACTCTTTACCGCGTCCTAAATCTTGATCAATACTACACATAAGTACCATGCGAATAGCTCGTATTCTATCAAGTACGTCTACAAGATTACCGTCGTAGCGGATTCTCCATTGCATTGCGTATTTAACTCTCAGTGCTGCCATATTATATTGAACCTGTGCTTATCATTAAATAACTACCACTTCTCCATAATTGCCCATTCACCGCAGGATCAGATGTTGGAAGTGATGCTGTATAAAAAAGAATGGTACCTTCTGATATAAATTTATCAGTTACTGATGCATACGAAATTGAAGCAGAAGTACTGGTTAGTGTAGTATCTGTTACGGATGAATTTCCAACTTCAATTCTATCAGCTGATCCTGTACCATTAATGGTAAAGTCTGTTGCATTATGCGAAATACTTGCTGACTGGATAGTAACATTATTATATATGTTGCTTATTGATGCAGAAGTTATTGATGCCGTTGTAGATGTTAGTGTAGTGTGAATTGATTCTGTTACTACGAATTGAGTTGCAGAACCTGATAAAAATACAACTGGTCCGGCTGATATAGTAAATGATCCTGAGATTACTACATCTTCACGTATACTTCCAGATAATACCCCGTATAAATCCGAAGCATGACTCGACGAAATTAATCCGCCTGATGCTATTTCTGTTAAATTAGTTGAAAAGACTCCCATCCGTTTCCTTTAATATAAATATGTTGTTTCATACTAATTATATATTTATACTAAATAACAAGGAATTGATATGATCAAATTAGTTGATTTGTTAAAAGAACAAAGTAATCGACCATCACCATGGACAAGTGATAAACAACGAGATATTTATAAAGATTATAATACATATCTTTTAAACAAAGTGGGCCTTAGTTGGGACTCTCCTGTAGGTGAAATTGAAAAAAAATTAAAACTTGTTACTGACAAACAACTTGAAGATATGGATTTCATGGAGTTCTTTAAAGAAAAAGGATATGATCCAGGCAGCCCAGAAATCAAACAATTTCAAAAAGATTTAAACATAGATCAAATGAAAACCCAGAGTGGAGAAGATGCATTTGCCGATGGCAATTTTGGTGCAGTAACAGCAAAAGCTGCTTTAGAAAAGAACTTGTTACCGGCCGTTAAAAGAACTATAGATAAAAATGGTGTTAATTTTGTGTTTACTAAAGATAAAGATAAAATGGCTACAGGATCAAAAGAAGATATTATAATCCCAAAGACCTCAACTGCTTCAGCTGATGTAGGTACACAATCAGTACCAAAATAAATTATCTTTGTTCTCTGATATAACCGACCTCAT